CATCACCACCAACCCGTGAGCCTATAACTGGCAAAGAGATATCAAACGGGTTTAAAGCTGATGATGATGCCACACATCCCTACAGTTATTGGGCAGGTGTTGAATTTGCTGAGAAGCATCACGGCATTGGAGGTGGATGCGATGAGTAGGGAAAGCATATGAATATCTATGAAGCTAGATGGAACAATGTTTTGAGCTGGGCAAAGAAAGTCAAGGAATATTACGATACTGGCAAGTATATGATTAAATGGGATTGGGATTTTTATCCCAATGAATTTGACTTTGTTATCGATGAAGAAAACAGATTAATTTCCATCGATTCAAAAGATGGAACAACTGGAAATCAGATATACGAATATGATTTAAATTGGGATCACGGCTCTTATACATCTATCACTGAAACCAATAAAATATTATCAGAAATTAATTTATATAGGATGGAAAAGGTGAAGATATGACCGAACAAGGGGCGTTAAAAGCAAAACAGATGAGGCTATATGATATTTGAAGAAGAACCAACGCTAAAAGAATTTTCCGATAAATTTAATGAGTATGTAAATGACCTCATGACGACTGACGGAAATATAGCAAGTCATACCTTTCCTGCCGCAATCTATTTTGAAGTGGAGGGTTCAGATCATCAATATTCTATAAAAGAATTGGAATTAGGTTATATGGGTGGGTGTGGTTGTCCACAGAGTATTACCATCGTTATTAAGCAGGATTACTAAATGATGGGTTTATTTAATAAAAATGCTGAGGCATACAAATTGGACTTAAAAGACATTGTGAAAAAGCAAGAAGAAGAAACAGCGTCCTATTACATGGGAGCTGGTGCTAACGGATCAATAAAATTCCTCATCAATACAAAAATTGGCGTAACTGAACTGATATTTACTAGAGAGAAAGCCAAATTTTTAGTCGAGCAGTTTCAGTTTTATATGGGGGAATATGATGAAAAGTGAAAAAGAAATAGAAGAATACATAAATTCATTAAGATCATCAACCGTTAGTGAGGAATACTATTCTGAAGAATGGGAAGAAGGTTTTGAAGATGGTGTACGATGGTTAGAAAAACAACTGGAGAATAAACAATGAGTAAAGGTAGCAAACAAAGACCAACAGATCAAAAAAAGTACAACGACAATTGGGAACAAATATTCGGTAAAAACAAAAAAGAGGAAAAGAAATGAACTTTTATAATTGTGAAGAAACTGAAACTAAACTTTATAAATCTAAATCAATAAATGTAGTTTTAATGGTGTTGTTAATAATATCATTAATGTTTAATTTTAAAGATGCATTTGCAGTTGGCTTATATGCAAAAGATGGAACTTATCTCGGTGAGATGACATCTAATCCTTACGATGCCAATTCAATTAATAATCCGTATGGCAAATATGGCTCACCATACTCGCCTTCTAGCATTAAGAACCCATATAGCAAATATGGATCACCGTATAGCACAGAAAGTGTAAATAATCCTTATCTTACGCCAACAGCAGAGCAGCTTCCTTCTGTCTACGAATAGTAAGACCTTTCAAAACTTTACCAGCAGCTTTATTCCATTTTTTAATTTCAGATGAGGCTGCTATCCAATCTCCAGCATCAACTTTCTTTTTTAATGTTGATGATGAATAATTACCAATACCTAAATTATAGATAAAATCTGCTATTGCAGCTTGTTTCTCCATATTAGCATCTGCTAGTATTGGTGAAGCTTTAATCGCTCTGTTAAGCACTTCTAATGCCGTTTTAATTAAGTCTTCATCAGCTTGTTGTTGTGTCCATACCATTCCTTCTTTTATTCCTTTGGTTTGTCCATAACCTATAGTCCAAACACCAGCAGGGCATTTATAGGATTTTAAAGAACAACCTTCTGATTCTTTAATAAGCTTCATTAATATTTCTAATGCACTCATTAGCCACCTTTGCCAAATATATAAGCTATAACCGCAAAGATAGCGCCGACAGAAAATACCACACCGCCAAAAAAACCTTTATTGTTTGCTGATTCTTTTTTAAGTTCATCTAAAATCATAAATATTCTATCTGATCTTCTTCTTGAGTCTTCAAGCTCTTTGTGAAGCTCTTGCGTAAGTCCTTCAATTTTTTGTTCCACTTTTGCAACTCTACAATTAAGGTCTGTCACGATTTAATCCTTTTATAAAATTTTGGCATAATATAGCATATGTTGCTACTTGATCTGCTCTGTATGCTTCTGACTTGAGAAATCCTGCAAGTTCTTCTGAAAGTTCGCTTCCATTTTCATCTGATCTAGTAATTTCTGTGGTATCACCAGTTTTGGCTGTGGTGCAACCACCACTTTTCCTGCCGTTGTCGTACATGCGCTGAGACTTAAAAGAATCACGCTGACTATTAATAGCATTGATCGCTGATACATTTGCGTCCTCTAGTTCTTTATTAAGCTGTATAGCCTTTATATTGGCTTTATTTGCTTCTTCAGTAAGAATTGCAAGTTGAAGTTCTGCTTCTTTATTCATACTTGCAATACTGTCCGACATCTCAATGATTTCAGCCTTGTCTATCTTATGAGAAATAAAATATCCAGAGCTAAAACCAACAGCAAAAACAATAGCTAATAAATATGGCATTAGTCTTTCAACATAACGCCAAGACCGCCTGCAACTCCACCTGCTAATAATAGAAGTTGATCTACTGGCTTATCTAAAAATATAAGCACAGAACCTATAATTGCTGTAACAACCCAGATTAAACCACGTTTAGTTGATGCTTCTGACCAATCTATTTTCATCTTGATACACCCATACCAAGTAAGCCGCCCATCACAGGAAGCGCTTGTTTAATGCTATTAGATAATGAATATTGCTCTGGAAACATCATCTTTGATGTTGGAACTTCTGCTTGTAATGCGTTTGCACCTGCTTTATATCTTGAGCCGAGATCAAATGCTCCTTTTGCTATTGAAGCGCCAGGTATTGATCCAAGCATCTTTCCTATTGCTGGTGCATTTTGCATTAACATAACTCCAGTATTAGAAGCATTAACTGTACTTGCAGCAGGTGGTTTATTAATATAAGCGCCAACCTTTGCCATGCTATACAGCTTTTCTATTTCATCTGTATTATAAAATGCTGATAATTTTTCAGTACCAAACTTATCTAATGCTTTCTTAAATGCATCAGGTCTAAATTCAGCATCACCAGCAGGATTAACTCCAAGTGCTGCATCTTCTAAATGTTGACCAACTTGCGCTTTAGCTTGTTGAAATGCATCAGGAGCTTTATCTTGCAAGAAAGCCGTTAATCCTTTTACTTGATCTGTGTCGCTGTTTGATAATATGTGTTTCTTAACAAAAGTATCATTGACAGCGTTATTATTAACAACATCATCAAGAGCTGGTATCCTTCTTAATGTTGCAAAATGATCTGCTGCTGCTTTTCTTGCAGTATCAAATAATGCTTTTGTATCTTGACCAGAGCCTTCAACAATATCTGCATTGTTTAAAGCATCACGAACATGGCTAATTGCTAATGCTGCGTTCTTATTGCCTGCTGCATTTGCTGTTCTTTGTGCGTTACTAAACACCGTATCAGCTTGAACTAAATTATTAACATTTAATGGAATCTTACCAGATGATATGTCATTCAACATGTTTCTAATGTCATTAGGTAACTGACCACCAAGCATTTCTTGATCTAGCTTATCATTAGCCATTTGGCTAAACTGTTGCGTATTAACTTGAGCATAGCGACCTTCAGAATTTCTTGCTGCTTTGTACAAGTTATCAATAACAGCCTTTTGCTCATTATGATATTGCTCTAATGGTGACATTATAGATTTACCAGCAGCATAAGGCTCTTGAGATCCAGATGATAGTTCATCTAATAAACCACGCATCTTTTGACCTTGCTCAACAAAACGATTACTTATTGATGGAATAAGACCACGCAAGTTTCTTTCTTGTGAGAACTGCTCAGGAGTTCTTGTAATCTGACCTAGTGTTGGTTTTATACCTAAATTTTCAAATTCTGTTTTTCTTACTAATGCAGCAGCATCTGGTTTAACACCAGTTTTTATGGAACTCATTATTGATGATTTTAAACCAGATAATGTTTCTGGTGACATTCCAGTTATATCAATTCCGCTATCTTGTATTGTTTTTAAGATTGCTTCATCTGTCATTTCATTAGCAGTTCTTTGTACAACTTCTTCTGATGCAGGTTTTAGCAATCTTGCAAATGGTGCTGCTAATGGCTTTAATACCTTACCAACTAAAACACCACCTGCCCCACCAGCATACCCTTCTAATCCTGATATTGAGCGTTGATTTGCATTGCCTGGTGTTGTTAAATAGTTTTGTAATCCTCCTAACAATGCAGCACCTCCAACAGTGGCACTTGCTTCTGGTGCAACCATAGCTGCTGGAAGTGCATTGATTACATTACCTGTAAACTCACCAACCTTTGAACTTGTTGGAGCATTTTTCATCCACTCTTGTTCTGCTGCAACTTGTTCTCGTTGATTTTTTAACCATTGTGCATCTTTAGTAAATGGCAAAAGTTCATTAAGACCAAGCATTGCTTTATTACCAGTGGCTTCAATACCTCTCGCAAAGTTAAGCAATGGACTGTCTGTATTCTGTGGTTCAGGTTGACTAGCTTGGATAATCTTATCTTTTGTACCGCTAAAAGAACCTTTAGCAACTTGACGATCAAGTTCTGCTTGCAGTGCATCAGCGTTTTGTATATCACCACTCTTACGCAACTTATCTATCTCAGCAGTCAATTGATCTGGTGTTGAGAATGTTGACTGTAATGTTGGAGCTAATGAATCTATTTTTTTGTAGATCCTTAATGCTAGGTCTTTATCACCAAGCTGATAAGCACGTTCAGCATCTGCTTTTAATTCTTCAATATTATCCATCATTAACCACCATGTTTTTTGCGTAATGCTTCTAACTCAGACCCTGGAGATAATGGTAATTCACCTTTATATCCGTAATCTTTTATGTATGTTTTACGACGCTCATTATTAATATCAAGAACTTGTTTTTTTAATGCTTCAAGCTTTTGTTTTGCAATTGGTGCTTCATCTTTTGATGAAGGTAAAAATGGTTTTAGCTTTTCATCTTCCTGTATTGATACAGCAGCACCACTTAAGTCATGTCTTTTTTGAGAAGCAATTTCAGAAGCAGCACCTCTTGCAGAAACACCTTCTGGATCGTATCGTTGCATAATTGCATCAGGCAAATAGTTTTGCAATCCAAATGATTCTGGGTTTTTATCTATCTCAGCAATTGCATTATCTATTTTATTAATTAATGCATTATTGGCAACTTGTGCTTCAAATTGTTTTTCTGGTATTGGTCTATATTTAGCAGCTTCTTCTTTTAATATGTCTTGCTCTTCTTTTCTTACCGCTCTATCTGCTGCTTCTTGCGCTCTATTTTCTGCATTTTGTTGTATTGGCGTTAAATACTGAGATTTTGCAAGATTAGCTTGATACATATTAGTAATATCTGGACTACCAGGAATACTAACAGGAACAGGAACTAATGCGCCATTTGGTCCATACATCCAGCCAGAAGGAGCATCAGCTCCCTTGCTTGCTTGTTTGATAAGATCAAAAGCTTTTTCAGTCAATCCTAATTCACCAAGTTTTGATGCAAGTTCTTTTGGTGGCAATGACCAATCAACAGTCTTTAGTTTTTCCTGAGCAATAGCTTCTTGCTCTAATTTTTTTTTCTTAAGTTCTGCTTCCTGCATCTGAACCTGTCGTAAGATATCAGTTTGTTGGTTTTCTAGTTGACTTTGGTTGTATGCAACTCCTTGACCTACACCAGTATTAAATCCTTGTAATCCTTGTCCAAGTACGCTTCCTAATGAAACTCCTCTTGGTTGATTATTAGATGCTTGTAACATGCTTGCTCCAGCATTTAATAACCCTAAACTCATAGGAGTAGGTTTAAATTCAATATTTGACAAAGAGTCTAGTAAGCCCATGATATTAACCCATTCTTTGTAGTGGTGCTGCGCCTTGCATTGTCCGCATACGCATAGATGACAACTGCATCGGAGTAAATTGATTGTTACTTCTTATTGGCATAGGAGCAGGAGGAGCCATAGATTGTTGCTGTTGTTGATCTTTACCAGCTAATTGACTTCCAAACTCCATAAATTTAGATGCTTTGTTTAAAACATCACCAGAAGGTAATTTGTTTGCTAATGATGATAATAGACCAGGATTTGCTGATTGATAAGCACCCATGCTTCCTAATGCTGGTGTAGATAATGAGCCAGCAGAACCACCACTTCCACCAAGCGCAGAATTTAATGTTCCCATACCAGCAGAACCCATCATAGGTGTTGATAAGCTTCCTGCGCTTCCTATCGATGGAGCTAATGCTGAATTTAATGCAGCAGCGCCAGGCTGTGCAATTCCGCCCATATTAGCAATTGCAGAGCCTCCAGCGCCTTCTAAACTAGCAGCTCCACCTAATGCACCACTTCCACCTAAAGCACCAATAGCAGGACCAACAGCTCCTCCTATTCCTCCCATCAATCCACCCATAAGAGCGCCCTTCCCAGCATTTTTATTAGTTGCAGCGCCTAATCCAGCTCCAAGCATTGCACTACCTAAGATAGCGCCTGTTGTACCGCCAATTATAAATGTCATGATATTACCTCAAGTTTTTTAGTTTCATATTCTTCAAATGTTGCTGATACTAATTGTTCTTCAATATCAGGAACTTCTTTTTTGTCCGTTTTATGAACAGTTATAAATGTTACGTCAGTTACTGCATATCCTATTCGCTTAATGCCAGGATTATCAATCATTATTGCTGGTGCGGTTATTTCATAAGCATCATCGCCATTAGCAATCTTAATAGTTCCTTGCGCTAAGATTGCTATACTTTCAAAATTGTGTATCTTTCCAGTCAATACGGTATCAGCAGGAATAAATAGTGAGCGAACATATACGCCATCAATGTGATAATGGCTAACAGGCATTTCAACTTGCTCACAAGATAATATAAGCTTTTCAATTTCAATTATCTCTGGCATGTTGCCGTTAAAAACTAAATTACTCATTTTATCCTTTAAACATACTTAACAAACCAGTTGCTCCAGATAAACCACCTAATATATTTCCCATTGTACTGCTACTTCCACCGCCTCCAGTATTTGTTGCTGTTGATGATCCACCAAGTCCTGAAGCGCCTCCATAAACACCTTGTTGAATATTTAACATATCTAAGTACCGTTGCATTTGTGTTTTCTCAGCATCAGTTTGAGCGCCATACAAAGCATCTTGAGCTGAAGTAACATCTGCATAGGTTGCTTTTCCAGTGTTGTAAGCTTGTAGTGCATTGTTAAGATTGTTTTGCGCTTGCTCCATGCTCATTGATCTATTTTTTAGCCCTAAATCAGCGTTATATTGAGCATTTTGCAGTGAGTTAGTAGCATTAAACTGTCCCATGTTATTTAACGCTTGCATATTAGCTAAATTAACAGCTTGTTGATTATCAGCATTAAACTGTCTCATATTATTTAATGCTCCAGCATTAAATTTACTAATATCATTTAATGATGAAGCATTAAATTGCTCATTTTGTGCAGCCTGAGCATTAAGATCGCCTGCTGCTGCCGCCATTCTTTGTTGAGCATTTTCAAAAGCACCGCCATAAAGTTGTGCGCCAGTATCCATTGCTCTTTGTCCTAAATCCCTAGCGTTAATTCCTAACTGCTGACCTAGTATTCCTTCAGCAATTCCTTGTCTTGATCCGCCATATTGGCCAGATGCAAAAGCATCTTGTTTAATCTGTGGCAATAAAGTCTGATTAGCATTTTGTAGAGCGTCATTATATCCTTGCATAGCTTGATTAATGCTTGCTTGATTCATCTGTGCTAAATAAGGATTAGTTGTTGGATCACCTTTTAATATTTGTGATAAAGAACTTGTAGGATCAAGAACGCCTTGTGCTGATCTTGCATTTATTAAGTCACTTAATGTAGCTTCTGCTTGTGCTGCTTCTGCTTGTGCTGCTTCTGCTTTTGCTGCATCTATATTTGAATAATCAGTATTTCCAACATCACTAAAATTAGTATTATATCTTCCGCTGGTTAAATCATTTTGTAAGTTTGAACCCAAACCTTGCATATTTTCAATCCCAACATCACGTCCACCTAATGTAGTTTGATAATCGCTTAATAGTTGTTGTTCTTGTGGACTAAGATTTTTATATTGATTTGCAAAATTAGATGTTTGTTGTAACAATCCTAATGGTCCATTTGCATTTTTATTTAATTTATATAGCCCAGTTTTTGGATCATAAGTTCCTTTATTCCAGAAACTTTTAGTTGGACCCCACGGAGCAGTATTTGTAGTTGTTGTAGATGGAGAAGAACCTCCACCTCCTCCGCTAAAATTAAAAGTAATTGGATTTAAAAGTCTATTTAATATTTGTTTCATGATAGATGTTCCTTTTTATAATCGTCAAATCTTTCAAAAAAAACCTCTTTCCACATAAGTGGAACAAGCTCTTTTGACTTTTCAATGCCAACACATTGAATAATTGCATAAGCAATAATATGTCCAGCTGCATAACGTAAAGAATGGCTTATTTCAATTCCATGCTCATCTTTTTCTTTTTCAAACTTATTTGCAGTTACATAAGCAGACATAACAACTTCAAGCATTGGTGAGATAGCTGGAAATATATGGTTGTACAGTGGATTCGTTGGCAACCCAATTAAGCATATTCTAAATGCTTCATTAATTTGATCTTCACTAACTTCAACATCTTTATCAACTAAATCGTCCCATGTATGCAGTAATGTTCTAAACATTTCAAAGATATCTTCTCCATGTTTATTACCTCCAAATAAATCTATTATTTTCATATTAGTTAGCACACATTATAACCCAGTTAGTCCCATCACTTACCAATGTTGCACATTTACCAGCTGTAGCTGCAAGTATAGCCGTTCCAGCAGTTGCAGAAGCTATAGGAACAACATTAGAAGATGCAGAAATAACAGTGAAAGCAGCTATTGTTTTTATTATTATTTCACGTCCCGTGTAAGATGATGCAGTTGGAAGTGTAACTGTTACTGAAGCTGCGCCATTAACAATAATATGGTTTTCAGTTGCACCCAAAGTAAATGCAGTTGTCTTTGTAACAGGTGCGCCACGACCAAACCCATTAACAATCTTAATTGTTGAATCTGTATTGAAAGCGCTAACTAATTGTGTTGGTGTAACTTTTGTAGTAATACCGCCAGAAACTAATGGCAACAAATCAGATGATGGAACAACTGTGGTTACGACTGGTAAATTACTTATTGATACTGAAGCCATTTTATATCCTTTAAATTAAAACTGCTGTAACTATAACACTTGGTGTTACAGGTATTGCTAATGGTGGAGGTGATTCAGCAGGGAACGTTTCTAACATAATATTAGTATCATCTGCGTGCCATGCTAATTGTATATAATCACCAGATTTTAATGTAATAATAAAATTCAATGCTGCAATCATTGCTCCATGATTACCACCATGAGACGATGTTATCGAGTATTTACTATTTGATGCTGGAATATCAACGCCGTTCTTTCTAAACCATATGTCTGCATCATTTATCTGAACAGAACCATTTGAGAACTGTATACTAAACTGTATGTTGTATGTGCCAGCATTGGCAAATGTTATTTTAGAGCCATCAACAATAGAAACACCATTTGATGAATCTGTTGATCCTATTTTAACAACATATGTATCATTAACGCTTGTTATTGTTTGGTTGGTTGTGTCATAAAAAGAACCATAGTACGTTAATGATGAACTCTTGGAGTTATCATATAACAGTTGAAGCGCTGCCTGAATTTGTATAAATTCCTGCTCTAAATAACGTTTTAAATCAATAATTTCATTAGGAACTGGAGCTGGTGCGTATTCTAATGAGGTTGATCCACTTATTAATGTTGTCATTATTTAAGAGATTTTAATAAGCCAAGTTTCTTATCTTCTGTTATAAATTCATTAGCAACCGACATAGGTATATCAACCTTTTTTGCAAACTTTTTATTATGTGCAACTGCAAGCATAAGTTTTTGTTGTTTCTTTGATTTTGTTGGCATTATCTTATTTCTCCAATGTTTCGTAAATAATCTTGAACAGTACCACCTTCATTAACACATGCCATCACCAACCCCCAGTTTGATCTACTTCAATATCAAAAGAATCTAAACGCCATTGATATGCAGTACCAGTTAAGAATTTAATAGAAATGTATCTACCAGACACTAAACAATCATTAGCAATTGTAGTTCCTATTGTATGCGTCATAGTATCCGAATAGGTAGGATTTCCCCACGGATCATCTTGAGAACCTACCTGTATAAGCACTGTGTCGCCTGTATTGCCTGTTATTCTTGGTCTAATACCTTTTATCAACTTTATGTTTTCAGGCATCTCAAACGATAATCCTCTACGTTCTAAGTATGCTTGTGGAAGCACACCATCAAACGATGCTGAAGCATCAAGCATATATAGTTTAACATCAGAACTTCCAGCAATAACCCTAGCATTACTTGGAACAAAGTCTGGACCGTTCCACAATGTTAAGTCAGAAGCCCACGGCTGAGAATCTTGCGCCCAATTGCCTGTTAATCCATTATCAACAGGACCATATCCTGCATGGTTAATATTAGGCATTTGACGAGTTGATACAGTTTTATCTTTGTAATTATATACAAGTGATGTGTCACAAGATGTTGCTCCTATGGATGGGAAGCATACATATACTTCATTAAAGAATGGGTTGGTAAATACAAAACATTTACTTACATTATCAACATCTATGTTTTGAAATAACCAACGCCTTGTTGCCTTATCAAGTACAGATTGTGCTGTGCTTCCGTCATGAATAATAACGTCATTATTGGTTAATACAACATGGAAACCATCAATATCAGTAACACAGTTACGGTTCATGATTCCTGATTTATTAAACACCTTTGATGATTTGAATATGTAATTACCACCAACATAGTCCAATCTCCATGTACTGTTCTCTTTATACACAATAAATGAGTCACGCAACTGCATACCATCAATAACAACGTCATAACCTTCAGCAAGGTCAAACTCACCTGATAGGTTAGTTGGATCAGTTTCGTCCCATGTTGATGGTAATCCACCAGGATCTGCTGGTTGTGACCACTTCACCATATATGGATAAGTAGCTGTTGATTTGGTGACATTTAAAGCAATTAAAAAGTTTTTATAAGCCCTAATTGACTTGCAATACATATTGCTATGCCAGTTTGGTAAACTTATAAACTTTGATGTATTACTAAGATTCCACGCCATCGGTGGAAAGTTACTATCTGCTGCATTAATGACTGGAACGCCTGACAACAAAGCAGATGTCCAACTCATTGGATTTCCAACACCACCGTTAATTAATGTTTCACCGCTTTCAGCAGTAAGTGTTAATCCAGATTCTGTAACAAGGTCAAGATAATAACCATTCCATAATGGATTGGTAATATCTGTATGCTGTGAGCCTGTTGGTGTATTAGTAACTGAAAATTGTTTGTAGTTAGATAAATAAACCCAATAACGATTTCCTTGAACATTACAAGGCAATACATGAAGTGGCGCATAAGAAGGCGTATTATAGACTTCACCATGCCCTAAATACTGCAAAGCATAGCCATCTAAAAACCTAATATTCTTTGCGTCACTCCATGCGTTAATTGGCATTTCAGACTGTGATAGGTCACGATTAAGACCTATCTGTCCAGTTCCTTTTACCTTAACCAGTGGCATTTATATAGCCTTACCTGTCAATATTTGAGCTTTACGACCTGCCGCCAAATAAGGTGCAGGAGGTGTTAAAGCTGGATCAACATTAGTTGCTGATAAATAATCAAGAGTTTGACTCATAGAATCAAGTGCAAGATTAACTTCAGTCACTCTAATATCTTGAAAACGAGTCCAAAACACTTTTACTATAGGATCAGTTGAGTTTTGAATGTACGCTTGTTCCTGTGGATAAAATAGCATCATAAACTGCACTGCTGTTACTATCGGAGGCACAGGCACAGGTGTTGGAGGCACAGGAGGAGGTGGAGGCGCACTCCACTTCTTAGTTGTTTCATTGTACAACCATCCGTTTTCAACATCTGCTGGCACAACAATAAATTCAGCGGCAACTGTTGGATAGTAAATAGTGGTTGGATCAGTAGTTGTTACATCAACAGCTACGTCATTAACATTTCTTGCATAATTTGTCATTTTAGTAACCTTCTGTCCAATACAATATTACTGCGCCTGTTCCACCAGAGCCTGCTTGAGTAGTAGTATTACCACCACCACCACCACCACCAAAGCCACCATCTCCTCCAGTGCTAGCAGCACCTCCACCACCACCAAAACCACCATTACCCGCAGTAGCTCCTCCACCGCCAAAACCACCACTGCCACCACTACTACTGCCAGTACCACCCCCACCTCCGCCTGTTGCGCCTACACCGCCAAAACTGCTGCCATAACCACCGCCACCGCCAAATGTTTTGGTAATTAATTGTAAAAATGGAGAGCTTAAATTGTTGCTTGTAGCTGCTGTTGTTGAAGTTCCTCCTTGTCCATTTAGCCCTGCGCCTCCATTAGAACCAGAACTAGCTGTTCCTCCTCCCACCGTACTACCAGTTGTACCAACAATTGATCCTGCAAACCCAACGCCAGCGCCACCACTATAGTATCCTGTTGCTGTTAATCCACAGTTACCTCCTCCTAATCCACCACCACCCGCATTACCACCTGTTGACGAACCACCATAACCACCAACACCATAAAAAGAGCCAGCCGCACCACCACCTCCTTTTCCTGCTGTTGTAGCTGTGCCACCAACACCGCCAGAAGCTGTCATAAACCCACGTAATAACGGTGAGCCAGAACCAGAACCACCTGCTCCGCCTGTTCCTGCACTTCCGCTTGTACCGCCTGTTGCAGATAACAATGTACCAAATGATGAAGTACCTGCTGATGCACCTATTGTAATGGTTGGTAATAATTGACCTGGTATTACATCGACAATACCAAATGCAAAACCACCGCCACCACCGCCACCAGCAAGTGTGCTATTACCAGCACCATTGCCACCACCGCCAAAAACAGCTACGCCTATTTGAAACACATTTTGTGGGACAGTTTCGGTTGATGTAGTTGTAGTGATTAATTTATATTGCCTCCATTCAGCAGGAGCAACACGAACAAAACCATTAGGCGGTAAAGGATAGCCATACGAACCTTTATTCATTAGAAGTTACCTCCATAAGCAATAACTTTTACGCCAGTTTGAGCAATAGTGGTTGTTGCTCTTAATGAATAACCAGTCGGTATAATCATCGGCATAACATTTGGCGAATTGTTAGTTGATGTTATTGCGTTAAATGCAACAGCAGTTGTGCTTGATGTGACAGCATTAATTGGTATTTGTTGACACAAATGATAGGTTGTTCCATCGTAAATAAATAAATTAACAATACCTGCCACTGTGTTTGCTACACCTTGAATATCAATAAAATCAATACGAGTGCCATTCGAACCAGCCGTTAAAACTGTTCCGACTGTTGTAGGAGCAGTCAATGAAGTATCTGCGGTTGTTAGTAGTGCCGCTCCAAATACGGGAGTTGAGGCATATTGTGCTGTAGTTGACATATTAAATTATCCCTTGAGCCATTAATAAATAAGATGGAATAACAAGCTCTGCCCAACTTGCATTAGTGCCATCAGTTGTGACAAACTTTCCTGCGTTTCCTGCTTGTGCGGGTAGTGCTGCGTTAAATGCTGTTGCAGTAACAAAAGCGCAGGTTGCTATTTGATTCGTACTTGTACCAGTTGATGCAGTTGTCGACGTTGGTGTTCCAGTTAATGCAGGAGAAGCTAAAGGAGCTAATAAGTCTGCTGTATTTTTTACAAATTCTGTTGTTGCAAGGTTTGTTGTATTATCACCAACAGTTCTTGTTAAACCAACAGCTTCATTTAATGTTGTTTTACCAGTTACACCAAGCGTACCTGTCACCAACTCATTACCATCAACAGTAAAGTTACCTGTTAACTTTTGATTACCTGTCTTGCTTAAAAACTCCGATCCACCTAACGTAACAAAATTAGTTCCGTCGTACATTAACAACATTGGATAACCAGCTACAATGTCACCAGCCGTAGGATCAGCACCAGCCATCGTTTTGATTGATTTAACACCTAAACCAGACACATTGACGGTTAATGCACCTGTATTGGTTACTGCTGCTTTATATAGCAAGCACAACATAGGCGTGTAGCCAATTAGAGCAGTGCTAGGCGTTAATATGTGACCTGTTGCTGTACCTGTATCGGTTGCAGTCACTAAAATAGCGCCAGTAAAGCCATTAAGCGTTTCTTTTAATACTGTCTTAAGTAGTCTTAAATGATCGTCGCCTTGACTCTTTGGATCAGATGACGTTGGATTTGTAATAGCCAAGTCATTAATATAATTTCCGCTTTCTAATGCCATTTCTTACCCCTGTTTGGTAGCCATAGCTGCATCTTGATTCCAGTTTGCGATATTAGCTCGTTCTTTGTCTGCATTATACAATGATTCCATTGCTCCAACCATTTCTGCATCTCTAATAAACGTTGCTGCGTATATCAAACAGCAATGTAAATACATGTCAGGATAAGCAGTTAATAAATCATTAGTTGGATTGCTATCACTTAATGAAGGAACTGTGCAGTTATACTCTAAAACAATATCATAGTCACCATTAGGAATAGGTCCTAACTTTAGCTTAGTGTTTAATATACTATAACTTTGTGGAATATTGCTTGTGTAACTACCCCATCTATTTCTCAATAATTGCGCTGGCATTTTATCAAGAACATACATAACACTACCCATAGTAATAGTAGCATCAACCATGCTTCTAAAATCAGAAGGTAATGGAACTGTATCACTGCCAGAAACAGTTGTTATTGTTGTTGATTTTTGAAGTTGGTCAACATCTAATTCTAAAGACATTCTGCTTTCAGCCAGCGTTATAAAGTCTGGTATAACAGCAGATAAATCGTTGCGATGAATCCAGTTAGCTATTGAGCTTTTAAGTTCTGTAAAATTAGATAATGCCATTACACTTTACCTTTCCAGATTCTAAAACCTTCTAAACTTTTATCGTTTAAAAGAGTTTTTATATGTTCTTTATTACGCATAAACTCGGTGAACGTTATCCCAGTCCTATTGATATAAGACTCAATAATCACCATAGGAATAGTTGCAGCGTGTTTCATCTCATGACTGCCAGTATTTCCTTGCTCAACACTTTCTTTTACATTATCAAGAATCTGAGTAGTATCTTGAAAAGATTGAACAATTACTTTGTCATCTTGATTAACAAAACGAGTTTGCATTTCCATCAAACATTATCCAACGGGATCACGTTTACTTTACCTGCTGCTGTATCTTGTATTGCTGCAACATGCGTATTACCACTAACAACAATATATAACTCTTCATTCGGCTGTAGAAGTATATCATTACCAGTTGCTGTAACTGATGAATCACCTATCTTTACAAACGCATAAGCTGTTGATGCAATTCTTAAATAACTAGGTTTTTGAGCTGCTGCGTTAGTTGGTATTGTAATTCTTGTAGATGTTGCGCCAGTTGTAATTGTACTGCCAACTGCGCCAATCTGTAGTGCATCACTAAACGACATAATATTTTTCCTTTAAAAGGCGAGTGGGATTTTACACCCACTCTATTTTAATCTTACAACAAGTCTTTTACTGCACCAGAAGCTTTCTCTTGACGAGATTCTAATGTGTATTCAACTGTGATAAGTTTTTTATCAGCATCACCAGTTTTAGCTAAATCAACTGTTTCAAAAGGACGTAAAGTTGCCAATGCCCATTTATCAGTTTCCAAAATAAATGCAGTTCTTGCACGTTGGAATCTGTTTGGCATGATTTGTAAAGTACCAAAGTCACTTACATAAACATCAACAGCAGCTGTTACTGATTTGTCTTCTGACTTGTCGAAACGAGTAGAGCCACCAGTAAAGGTTGAGAATGTTTGTTTTTGACTTGGACCGACCATAATCATGTCGGGTTCGCCACCTTGCGCATAGATGCTTTGTAATACTGATTTTACTTGAGATTCCAAGAAAGCACGTTGAGTACCGTCAGTTGGAGGCGCCCAAGAACCCATAGTATAAACAGGAGCAACACCAGAAGCACCTAAGTCTACGTTAGTTGCAATCCAACCTTCAAGACCACGCAAATAACGAGCAGCAGATGTAGAACCTGCGCAAGTTGCAGTATTTGCAGCGTTAGAAACAGCTCCAGCAGTACCGTTAGCAGCCGAACACAATGCAGCTTCCATATCTCTTTTAAGCTCAGAAGCTTTCATAGAGATTTGATAACCTAGTTCATTGTTACGACCAGCAGCCTTAACTGATTGGTTAGTACCTGAAATAACAACGTTTTTAGTTGAGATTTGAGTGTAGTTACCTAAACGAGTTGTTGGTGTTACAGTGCCGAAAGTTGAAACGTCATCACCCTCGATTTGAGCATTAGAAGTTACCGCTGCTAAATCTTGAGTTTGCCATTCATGAAAAGTGTTAGTTGCTTTTACTTTAGGAATTGCCGACATAAATGGAGTTTTAGTCGGAGTGATTTGATAAATCATATTTGTCAAATCTTCACGAATACCTTTAGCTTGAAAAGTCTGATATGTACCAGATACAATTGCCATCTTAATTACCTACTATAATTTAATTACCAAACATGACAGCAAACGCTGCTGCCGCATCATTAAGTGATCCAGATTTTGCCAACCTAGATTTAGCTTCATCAAGTCCAGATTTTTGTATATTACTGTTACCTGATCGCTCAATTCTCGGTGGTAAATTCTCAACCTTTTTATTAGAACTTCTAGCTTGATTAACAAGTTTGTCATATCTCATAGCATTTAACGCCAATTTGATATTAGCTGCTCTTGATTCATTCAAGTTCAACAAGTCTTGCTTAGAGTATCCCTGATTTGTAAGATAGCTTATTAGCTCTTGCTCTTCAGATGTTCTCTTAGTTTTGTCATGCCATTCTGGAATAATATCAAGTAAGCGCTTGCCTTCTTGCTCCAAGTGCTGGCTTAAATATTCTCGCTCTTGAACTTGTTGTTGTTGCATAAGGTATTGCTGAGTTGCGTTTGCCTTATTAACTTCAACCTGTCTAGCTTCGAATAATTCCTTTTGCCTCAAGTATTCGTGTGGGTTGTTCTCTAACAAATCTTTCCAGTTGGGTTGGCTTTGTTGCGCCCATTGCTGTGCTACATTTTGAAAGTGTTGTACCGCATTACTTAATACTTGTTGCTGTTGTAGATAAGCTTCTCTTTGAGATTCTGCTTCTTTTCTTATCGCTGCTGCTTCCTCAAAACGTTGAGTTGAAGCTTTATTGATTTGATAATTAGCAATTAATTCATCTCTATCGACTTGCTTTTCTACACCATCTACCTTAACAGTAAAAATATCATTAGCAGGCTTTTGAGTATCTTGCTCTTGTCCTTGATCGGAGGAGCCTTCATCATCAGACTGATAACCTTGTTCTTCTTGCGTTAAGTATGCACTGAGCAACTCTGCATCTGAGTCACTGGTTGATTGTCCAGTATCCGATTGCTCAATTGGTTCAGCGCCATAATTGGTAGCTTCATTTTCCATTGTTTTTCTCTTTTAAATTAAATTACAAAAGCGGTTAGCATTTTTTGCCACCGCCTCCTTTACCTTTTCCTTTACCTTTCATAGTATCTTACTCGTAAGGAATGAATGTATCGCCAGCAGTTTCTATTCCTGCTAATGGACCTTTTATAACTTTTGGGTGACTATATCTTACATGATAATGCTCAATGTCAACCAATGTTGGTGTAATTATATGCTTAATTCTAAGATTTTCATCTTTTAATTCTAAACTTAACACCCACTCTATGAACGCATTGAAGTCAAAGTTAGGTTTGCGAGTTCTCCGCTTACTATCAGATTCTTCAATAATTGTTGATGGTGTTGCATCGCCTTCAATTGTCGCCATATTTCTTCTCGCTCTTGTCTTGTTAGTCCTTCGCCATTTAGCCACTTGTCGAAATACATATCTTCAAGCTTTCTAAATGCTTCATTAAATAATGGGTGGCTGATTAACCATTCCGCCTGTTGCTGTCTGGTAATTGCCTGGTTGGCTTGCTGTTCCAAATCCATTCATCATGTCCCGTTCAATCATATTATTGTTTAACTCTTCTTGCTTCATGCCAATCTTTGCAGCTATTTCTTCACGCTTCAGCATGATATCAGCTTCCAGCTTCATTTTATCATGAGCAATCTTAGCCATTAGTTCTTTATCTCTTAACTGCAATGTTGCAACAGCTTCTCTTTCCTTTAGTTGCATTGTACGCTCATTAATCTGAATCGCAGCTTGTATTTGCATAGTCGTTGGATCAGGAGGAGGCTGTTGTTCTGGTTGTTGCTGTTGTTCAGCAGGATTTTTAAAGAACTGCTCAGGATTAGCAAATCCTAATACCTCTGCCATCTTTATAGCGCCATTATAGAACTCTTGTGGTCCAGTCAATCCATATTCAGCCGTACCTTTCATTAATAAACCTAATGTATTTAACTTTTGCTCTATCTGATCCTTGTTTCCAGTTCCTAATCCAACCGACACATTAAGATTAAATTGGTTTTTCCATTCTCTAGGATCAATATCAACCCATTTGCCATTAGTTGCTTTTATGCGCTCAACATTGTCTTGGTATTTACTAACAAGCTCTAATACTTTTAAGAATAAGTTTCTGACACCAGTTTCAGCAAAGTTTCTGGCAATCAATTCTAATCGACTGTCTGCTCGATTAGTTATGATGTTCATTCCTGTTGCAGTTTGGTTCAATGCGTCAGGATTTGTTCCTTGACTATATCTAGTAAATCCAGTCCTATTCTCTTTTGCTTGCTCTACAATCTCAAGTAAACTTGTAGCTCCAGACATATCCCCATTGCCAGACTGCAATGCACCAACAGCATTAGGAGTCTTGACCCTTACGATACCACCAGGTCTTGATGTTAATAGATCATCCATGTTTACTTGACCTTCAAGCGCCCATGAACGACCATTGACTGATAAATATAAATTATCAATCATTGCACGCATTAAGGAAGTCTTTGTGCGTTGTGATTCCATTGCAAGGTCAGCAACACTCAATCCAAAAAACTGATGTGGCATTGGAATTGGTGTAATAGTTACAAAAGGATTTCCATCACATTCAATATTATCTAATAAACTATTTCCACAGCGTGTAATCTTGCGCCATTCTGGTATGCCATCTCCATTGACATCAACCTTCATGTAGCATTCTGTCACCCAGACAACTCTGCTTGTTTTGTCGCTTGTTTGTGAGCTATTTCCACCATCAGTGTAAGGCATATCATCGTAGAAAGTACGACGTTCAACACGCTCTTGCTGAAATGCTCCATCTAATTCATCACTAGACAACTCATCAACGTTTTTATATCCAGCTTCACGCAATTGACCAATTGTACGTTCAAATCTATGTGCAACAAAGTCAGCATCTTGTATATTCTTTGCACGTCTGCTAATTAAAAACTCTTCTGGTGGAACGTTCTCGATGCGTGTAAATCCTTTTGTCTTCTTACGTTTAACAGCAACGTTATATAACATTGCTCCAGTTTCATTATCAATAAACGTTGAGTTTTCAATTGGCTCAACTGTTGTATCGCTAAGAAGCATTGTTAATTCAATCTCATCAAGACCGTTATAATCTTCTCTTGCTTCATCTTCAATTGTGTCCCACCAAAGCTTTAATACACCTACCTTGCTAAGCAAAGCATCTTTAAACCATGTATGAAATACTGTAAATCCGTTGTTCTGAACTCTTAAGACATAATCGTTTATGTAAGTTGTAGCGCATCTTGCTTGTTCTTCATACTGCTCTGCTTTTGCTTCAAACTCAACAACCTTATCAGTTCCAACAAACATCTTTAACAATGATGGCAACATCCATTCAACTGTATCTAATACATCTGTCGAAACAACGCTTGACCTACCGTCAATTGCAGGTGGAGCAAGATCACGAATAGGCTTAGCCATATAATAATCAAGCGCCCTCATTCTTTGGTCACTAAGTTCGCCAGAGCCATAACCAAGCGACTGCTTAATCTCTTGATCTGTTAGCGCCTTAAGTTCATCATCTGTCATCATTGCCATTTTAATTAGCCTTTTATATGTGTATGCTTAATTATAACCTAAACTTAAATATTTTAACTTTCCACCCCATGTTTCATTATTCATTTGTTGTTCAGCCATTGCTATGTATCTGAAACAGTCAGCTCCATGACTGCTCTCATCATGCAACGGAGCGCCAAATTCACCAGTAGATTGATTCTGTGTTCTTCTATAACGCTTCAATCTATTGACTATTTCTTGTGCTTTTTCATCAATCCATACACGGCTGAACATCATTCTTGAAGCTCTAATTCCTTCTTCAATGTCATTCCTTCCCAATACAATAACCGTTCGTCCCATAGCTTGCAATATTTCTTCTGTTGACTTTCCTGACTTAAAATCTTTATTGCGCCCATCGTGAGGTATAAAATCAGTTCCCCAGTTCAATGCTTTGTTTTTTATCTCATCAACGTAACTATCCAATGTCCTGTGACTGTCTTCGATATAATCAATAATTCTTATCTCACCAGAACCAGATCGCTGTACAAATCCTATACTCATTGAATCGTTCCAACCTAAATCCCATACTGTATGAACTTTTAATAGTGGATCGTATGGTGCTTTTCCTAATCTTTTCTCAGATTGCATACGTGTTATTTCAAGTGCATAAATAGCACCCTCGACAGCAGGACGACATTCTCCTTCCCATACTGTTTTATAACCTTCAGGATCACGCCTTAACCAATTAACACGCTCCTTCTCAAGCTCATCAGGAAACCACGGATTATCAGAGTAGTTGCACTTTATAATAATTGCTTCGTCATTATCTGACAAAACAAATCTTTTATACGTTTCATCAGTATCTAACTCAGGATTAAATGTAATCCATATTTCACTTCCAGGCTTTCTAATCGTCGGTATTAAAACATCCCATGATTTTTTAGTACAAACTTGAGCTTCCTCAACCCAACATATGTCCACACCTTCAAATGACTTTAAGTTTGTAATGCCTTGTTGACGAATACCTGCAAAACTAAACTCAGAGCCATTGATGCCAACTATCTTTGTTTCAAGAACAGTAAACATGTGCTGTAAACCAAGCATATCAATCTGATCTTTCAGTAACTTATGTACTGATTCTTGTATTGACTTCTGTGTTTCACGAGCGCAAAGAACTCTTATAGGTTCATTAACAGACTTAATAATTAATGCTCTTGCAACACTCCAACTTTTACCTGATCCACGTCCACCATAAATGACTTTATATCGTTTTTGCTTAAATATATCTTTAAGACTTGGAGGAAACTTTGCCTTAATCGTCGCCAAATGAAACCTCTATCCTGTGGACTATTGCTCCACCATCTGCACCAGTTACAGTATTGTCACTTCTTGCTAGCTTTGGAACATGATATTCAATAACACTTTGAAATAACTGAAACGCACGCTCTGGATTTGTTTCAGCCACTTGGTCAAGCCATCCTGTTAATCTGTGAGCATTTCCATCAACAAAATCTGCAATAGCCTCTCTTGCTTGTGCTGTTGCCTTGTTTGGAGTTCCTTTTACTCGTCCAAGCCCTCTATTTCCTGCTCTATTTTTTTCTGTATTATCTTCCATAGATAAACCTACTTTACGAAATATTTATTTTAAAAATACTGCGATTTCCAATTAATAAACGCCACCTTTGGTGACTCACCATAAGCAACTCTATCAGCACTATAACATTTCCAGTAATTGCCAACCCATTTAATCTTTGGTTTTGTAGCTTTGTTCATCTGCCTTAAACCTCATTACTTTTTTCTTTCTATTCTTGTTGCTTGTCTTTAATGCCATTAATTATTACCTTGTATGTACTGGCATATCATTCTTCAAGCTATACAACATCATCCAATTTGTATGTTTACATATAGCAATTTGTTTTGGCGCACTGAATAAGTTAATTGGTGGAAATCTCATTTTAGTTCATCCTCTTCCATCATATCCTGCCAACGTCCTAAAGCATCAATAGCTTCTTGTACATCTTGTTCAATGTCCTTTGCTCCTCTATCACCAGCACATAAAAGTTTTTTAATTGCATGTTGCAGACATGGATCAGTAACACCGTACAATGAAAGTACACGGTAAACATCAACAGCATTTAAATGAACTGTATTTTTAAAATAATGATTGTGCTTCATTACAGCCTCATCACAAGGACAAAAGCTTTTATCCTGCTCATAGTATTAACTGCTTCTAAAAACGCCTCTAATTGCGCTTCAGTTGGCATTTTATTCATTTTATCTGCCATGTCATAAAAATATTCAACATCATCCATCATTTCTTCTCATAATTAAATATAAACCATACAAAACAGCAATCATCTAAACACCAACCTAACAATGCCAGCTAACAATATAAAAAAATATACCAACAAAACAAATGGTAGCAAATACCAACGTATTACATAATCTTTTTTCATAACTCCAATTCCTTTCTTTCTTGTTGAAATTTACCATCGTGTAACACCACCTCGTCATTAATCTTAATTGCTTTTGCTTGTACTGTTCCAAAAACTTCTTCAACCTCTTTTATAAGCTCTAAAATTTCATTCAATAGATTCTCTCAATTTTTGTCGTAATCTTCTTTCGCATCTTTCTTTGTTTAATCTTTCTTTATTAGCAAAATAAAACAAAGATTTTTTTTCTTTTATTTTTTCTTTATTTTTTTCTTCATAAACTTTATCCCTATCATTTCCAATTTCTTTATTTTTTAAACGATAAATTCTTTTTGCTAATTTTTGTTTATTTAATCTTTCTTCATTATCCATTTCAAAACTCACTTAGTTATATTAAAAATTAATATAACATAATTAGTCCTTCATGTCTTTTAATTTTATCCATACAATTCCTTGTCCGAGATTTGTGTCCACTGTCCACCCCCTTAAGGGGGTGTGGACAGTACGTACACTTTTATTAATCCTGTACAGGCTGTACAAAACTGTCCAATTAGGACAACTGGACAGTCTATAATATCCAACTATAATCTCCATCAACACCTATAAGCTCTTGTTTTATCAAATCTTTTCTACACTCAGAAAAGTTTTGTCTCCTTGAAGCAAGCTCTTTATCCTCATTAAAAAATGGTTTCCATTCGGACAGTGAAACAATTATCTGTCCAGAACCTAAAATGGACAGTTCTGGACGCTCTTTTCCAATAGTTTCTGATGCTAAAACTAAACTGTCCATAGCTTTTTGTAACTTTTTTGACAATACTTTTTCTTTAGTAGCTACACCTTGATACTCTAAATAAACACTGGTGATCTGCTTATCATCATCTTCATCATAAAATACTTCACCTTCTAACTCTACTTCTTTAATGACAAAACTCATATCAGTACCAAAGCCAAAATCTTTTGATTTAGTGCATGAAAAAGTAATTGCATCTCCATTCTTGGCGACACAAAACTCTGCGTCCATAGCTGCCTTAATTGATGATGATCCTCTTGATCTTCCTTTATCACCATGTCCACTATGGTGAACAGTTACAATTGCAGCATCTAAACGTCTGGCAAGTAATTCTATAGACTTAAAATACAACGCCATATCTTCAGAGCTATTTTCATCTCCAACCATATTACGATGCAAAGTATCAATAATAATAATATCAGGTTTAAAATCTAACTCTGCTACTATTTTTAATATTTCATCAGCTTCTTTACTATCTAATAGATTAATTGATCGTCTGCTTAATCTAATATTCTTTGGTGGTTCTCCATATTTTTGTGATAATGCTTTAAAGCGCATTGAAGCACCACGCAAACCTTCACCCATAATGATTAAAGTTTTTAATTCTTCTTTTATCTTATGACCATGCCAGTTTCTACCTGTTGCAGCACAAAATGCCCAATCCATTGCAAAAAGACTTTTACCTGCACCTGACTCACCAAAAAGAAGATTCATTGATCCACGTTCAAGTATTCCCTTTATTAACCAATTAGGCTTCTTTATGCTTGCCATCATATCTTCAATGGTGATAAACAAACCTTCCTGCTTTACCTTACCAAAGACAATGTCACGAACTGCATCAATACCTTTTTCTGACATCATGTCGTTAAAGTCACCATCAATGGTTGGTAATACAATATCAACTCCACATTCTTTTGCTTTGCTCATGCCAATACCAGAACTGTCATTGTCTGCACAAATAACTATTTTCTTACCAATGTATTGGCTTGCTAACATTTGCGTTACTGGCTTAAGATTTCCAGCGTTAAATGCTATACAGACAGCAAGATTGGTGGCTTGGTTTAAACTATCCGCAGTTGCAAATCCCTCTGCAACTAAAAGAGTTTCAGACTCAGAAGGATCACCAATCCAGCAATGACCTCCTGCCATCTTACCGCCAGAATGAAACCTCTTTGCTCCATCACTAAATATTGACTGTACTGACTGAATTTCTCCGTCTGCACCATATACAGGTATGATAAGTTTTCCGCCAAACATACGCGCCATATTAGGACGTATGCCCTTATTAGTCAGATAGTCATGGCTTACCACTGGAACTGCATTATCAAATAATACCTGTGCTTCCTTTGCTGCTATAGCATAAGCAGCATCACGTTCAGCTATTGCTTTACGTTTGGCTTCTTCAAACTGCTGACGCATGGCTTCTTGTTCGTGTATATCTGGAACATAATCACGTTTCTCATGCCATTGGTGTTGCTCTCCACTGCGCCAACAACCAAATACAGCACCACGAGCATCATCAAATACATGAACCCAACCTGACCTATCATTTCTTTTTCCATTGGTTGAAAATCTTGTTACCTTACCAACAGCAATATTAGGAGGAGGTTCATAACCAACTGCTCTAATTGCATCACATAACTCAGGCAACATTGAAATAGTCACTCAGTCTTTTAATTAAATCATAAGGAATTACTTTTAATTTCCCATGAGCAAGTTTCCACAGCGTCATATATCCGATACCTACTTCCCTAGATAAATAAGATAGGTTAAAAGAAGGATGTATTAATTTAGCTTTGATTTCTTCTGGTGTTAGCATTGTTTTTTTCCTCTTGTTTAAAAAAATATTTGTTTAGGTGTTGCAATTCTAATTTATATCGGTAAAATGTGCAACGGAATTAGAGAAAAAGATTTTTAACCGTAAGGAGAAATACCATGAGCATACTAAGCTCTATTGCTAAACCAGATGATCGTTCGATCATTTGCACTATAACAGGTGATGCTGGACTTGGAAAAACAAGTTTAGCTGCCACATTTCCAAAACCTATATTTATCAGAGCTGAAGATGGTTTGCAAGCCATACCAACAGCAACAAGACCTGATGCTTTTCCATTATTATCAAATGTTGATATGTTGTGGGAACAACTAACTGCATTAATCAAGGAAGATCATGATTATAAAACATTGGTTATTGATAGTGTCACTCAGCTTGATAATTTGTTCACAAATCACATTGTTGATACTGATCCTAAAAAGCCCAGAACGATTGCCCAAGCACTTGGCGGTTATGGTGCTGGCTTTCAAGCATTGTCAAGTTTGCATGGCAGGGTTCGCAAAGCTGCTGGCATACTTAATGAAGTCAAGGGTATGAACATTGTGTTCATTGCTCATTCAGAAACAGAAACAATCGAATTACCAGACCAAGATCCATACACACGTTATAACATCCGTATGCAGAAGAAGTCTGTAAGTCATTTTATAGATAATGTCGATATGGTTTGTTATCTTAAGCTAGAAACTCATACATTTGGGGATGGCGAACGTAAAAAAGCAATTAGTGATGGAACTAGAATATTAGTTTCCTATGCAACTGCTGCAAATATAAGTAAAAACCGTTTTGGAATAAACGAGGACATAGTAGTTGTCAACGGCATAAACCCACTTTTAAATTTAATCCCAAGCATCGGAGCATAAACAAATGGCAAACTTTTGGACTACAAGCGACAACAAAGTAATTACTACAACTGGTGAGTTTTCTTCTGGCGGTACTATTGAAAACATTCCTGACAACACAACTTGCCTAGCATTGATTGATGAAGCTGGATGGGCAGAATATCAAGGTGATGAATACATTAGTTTACGTTGGGTAATAGCAGAACCTGCTATTTACAAAGGACGTAAAATCTTTCAAAAATTGCGCGTCAATGATATTAATACCAAAAAAGCAGATAAAGCTAAGGAAATGTTAATGGCTATAGATGCAAACTGTGGCGGTAAGTTAGCGCAGTCTGATGAAACGCCAAACGATACGGCAATGGCTAAAGCTATATTAGAAAAATTAATGTTAATCAAAATTATGATTTGGGATTTAGAAGGCAGAACTGGAAATTGGATTGCTAAAGTTGCTCCACGCAAAGGAGCATCTGCACCAGTTAAAGAAGAAGTATCTGCTGAACCAAGCATTGTTGAAATTGATTCAATCCCCTGGTAAACAACTAACGCACATGGATGTGCATTTTTAACTATAACTATAAGAGTAAATAATAATGGAACAACAAAGAACAGAAGAATGGTTTGAAAAACGCAAAGGTCGTATAACTGGTAGTAATGTTGGTGCAATCTTAGGGTTATCTCCCTTTATGAAACGTGAAGATGTTATGCGTAACATGGTTCGTGATTATCATAATTATCCTAGTGAATTTACTGGTAATCCAGCGACTAACTATGGTACTTATCACGAGCCTATTGCGCTGGCTGACTATGAGTTAAAATTTAATAGAAAAGTGGAGCTTACTGGTTTTCACACATATGAAGATTGGCTTGGAGCATCACCAGATGGTTTGATTAATGATGATGGTTTGATTGAGATTAAATGCCCCTATGGTCAACGTGATAAAAACCCACCAGAATTTAAGTCTATAGATTATCAAACTCATTACTGGCTACAGATACAAATCCAATTATTTGTTACTGGCAGGAAATGGTGTCATTTTTATCAATGGTCTGCACACGGTTACATGCTTGAAACAGTGCAATTTAATCCATTAGCTATTGAAGAATATTTACCAAAATTAAAAGACTTCTACAATGAATATCTTGTTGAGCGTGAACTTCCACAAGCACAAAAGTATCTTGATGAAAAACGCCAACAGGTAAGATGTGAAGGTCAAGTTGAGCGTTATTTAATGATTGCAGAGCAGATAAAAGAACTTGAAGCAGAAAAGAAAAGATTATTGGATGAAATAGTTAAATTAGCTGATGGTAAAGATAGTGAAATTAATGGTCACAAATTAACACAAGTACACCGTGAAGGCGCTATATCCTACGCTAAAGCCATAAAAGAGCTAATGCCTGATGCAGACCTAACTAAATACCAGTCTGCTCCTAGTAGTTATTGGAGATTGACATGAGTGAATTAATTGAAATATTAATAAAAAGTATAAATGAACTTGATTTAGAAAAAAAAATAATTGCAATAAATGAAGTTAGAGAAAAAATACATTTAATAAGTCCTTTTAAAAATGAACCTGTTGATTTTGTTAAATGGGTTAAAAATGAAAACGTATATCAAAATGATTACAATCCAAATAGTGTTGCTCCACCAGAAATGGAGTTACTTAGATTATCTATTTCAGAAGATGGATATACACAACCTATAGTTTCTATGCCCGATGAAAGTGAAAAATATGAAGTTATTGACGGTTTTCATAGGCATAGAGTTGGAAAAGAATGTAAAGACATACAAGAAAAAATACTTGGATATCTTCCTATTGTACAAATAAGAGAAGATCAAAAAGATAAAACAGACAGAATGGCATCAACTATTAGGCATAACAGAGCAAGAGGAAAACATAAAGTTGAATCTATGTCTGACATTGTTATTGAGCTTAGTAGAAGAAACTGGTCTGATGAAAAAATAGCTAAAAATCTTGGAATGGATTCTGATGAAGTTTTAAGATTAAAACAAATAAGCGGATTAGCTGAAATGTTTTTAGATGAAGATTTTTCTGAAGCATGGGATGAAGAAAAAAAAGATATATGGGTAAGGCAAAAGCCAAAACTTGCTGCTAAATGTGAAGATTATCCATTTTATCAGCCAAATATGGAATTCGAAGAATTAACTGTTTTGTTTGGATTATGGTATGCACAAGGAAAAACATGCGCTGGATTAATTGGGATAAGAGCAGATGAAAGTTTAAATAGATATAGAACTGTTGCTGTATTTGATAAAAAAATGCATGGAAATAATAGATATACAACTTATATAGGCGACAATTTGTTTAATGTTTATCCAATTTATGATTGGAAAACAGAAGATATATGGAGATTTCATTCTAAGTTTAAAAACTTACCAAGCAATAAAATATATAACCATATGCACAAAGCTGGTGTTCCAATAAGCCAGCAAAGACTTTGTCAACCTTATGGAGATGATCAAAAAAAAGGATTATGGTTGTATCACATCCTTGAGCCTGAAACTTGGTTTAAATTAATAGCTAGAGTAAATGGAGCTAATTCAGGCGCACTTTATGTTCAAGAATCAGGCAATATAACTGGAAGAAATAAAATATCTAAACCTGAAAATCATACTTGGAAAAGTTTTTGTAATTTATTATTAAAGTCTTTGCCTAAAAAAAATAGAGATCATTATATAAAGCGATTTAGAGTTTTTATTAAAGGATGGAAACTAAGAGGATATAACGAAATACCTGATTTTGCTCCAAAGACTCTTGAAGATAAACAATGGGCGCCATCATATAGAAGATTATGCAAAGTTTTGTTAAGAAATGATTATTGGTGCAAAGATCTTGGATTAACTCAACCAAAAAGTGATGCTTATGGAAAATACTTGCAGTTAAAAAAACAAAAAATAGTTGGCATTGAAGCATGAAACTCCGCCCATACCAACAACAAGCACATGATGCAGCTATAGATTGGATAAAGAAATGTACTGATCCTTGCGTATTAGAATTGCCAACAGGGAGTGGCAAATCTTTAATTGTTGCAGCAATAGCCAACACATTGCACCAAGTTAGTGGTGGCAAACATATATTATGCCTTGTCCCATCAAAAGAGCTGTTAGAACAAAATGCAGAAAAATATAGAGATACTGGCAATCAATGCAGTTTGTTTAGTGCCAGTGTTGGTGAAACTTGTTTAAAACATCCAGTTGTTTTTGGAACACCAGTTAGTGTTAAAAATAAAATTCATCGTTTTGGTTCTAAATTCTGTGCGGTTGTACTTGATGAAGCACATCGTATCACACCAACAGTTAAAAGTATTATTGAATCTTTAGTTGCTTGTAATCCTAATCTGCGTGTAATAGGTCTTAGTGCTACTCCATACAGACTTGGTGATGGATATATATATAGAATGGATGAGAATGGCAATGCTTATGGAAATGATAAAACTAAGAACCCTTATTTTACTGCAAGAGTATTTACCGTTTACGCTCGTGATCTGATCCAGCAAGGATATTTAACACAGCCTGTTATTGGTGCAATTAATTCAGGTCATTATGAAACATTAGATATGCAGCTTAATAGCATGGGTAAGTTTGCAAAGGCAGACGTTGATAGAGCCTATCATGGTCAAGGAAGGCTAACCAGTGCGATTGTAGGTGATATTGTTTCGCAAGCAGTAAATAGACAAGGTGTGATGATTTTTGCTGCTACAGTGCAACATGCTCACGAGGTTATGCAGTCTTTACCACCAAGTTTATCTTGCATAGTTACAGGAGAAACACCTAAGTTGGAACGTGAACAAATACTGCGAAAATTCAAGTCTAAGCAATTAAAATATTTAGTTAATGTTTCTGTGCTTTGTGTTGGCTTTGACTGTGTACACGTTGATTTAATAGCTATTTTAAGAGCTACAGAGTCAGTTAGTTTACTTCAACAAATAATAGGAAGAGGACTTAGAATTGATAACAACAAAGATGACTGTCTGATTCTTGATTATGCAGAAAATATTAGTCGTCATTGTACTGATGGGGATTTGTTTAATCCAGAAATTGAAGCATCAAGTAATTGTGGAGCTGGTGAAGCAATAGAAGCACAATGTCCAGAGTGCAGAGCAATAAATCAGTTTGCACCAGTAATTAATGAAGCAAAACATGAGATTGACATTAATGGATATTTTATTGATCTTGAAGGAATACGACTAGAAACAGAATATGGAGATATGCCAGCCCATCATGGCAGAAGATGCTTTGGTCAAGTAATGAACAAAATAATTAGAAAGCAAGTTAGATGCCCATATAGATGGACTTTTAAACCATGCCCACATTGTGAAGAAGAGAATGACATTACTGCACGTTATTGCTGTAGTTGCAAAGGTGAATTGATTGATCCAAACAGTAAGTTAATTGCAGACTTCCAAATGAAAAAGAAAGACCCAACGCAAATACAGACTGACAAAGTTGTTGCAATGCGTGCAACACCTACACTAAGCAAAGCAGGTAACGAGTGCATAAGAGTTGATTTTATAACTGAATATAGATCATTCCCTGTTTGGTTTACGATGAAAATGCAGAGTAGCTATGATGCTTTTATGAAGTTTACAGATAATGGTTTTACAACACCAAATACTATCACTTATAAAAAGAGTGGTGATTTTTTTAGGATATACGATTACAACAGGACAGCCGATGAAGTTCCACAGTGATATACAAGTTTTTGGTGATATTGAATTTAGAGGTGAATGTCCTTCTGAAGCTGCTGAAGCAGTAACATTCTTTGCAAAGTTAAGGAGAGAATATCCTGATAGTTATGGAAAGATTGCTACGCACATTAGGAATGAAGGATTGCGAACTTTCTACCAGGCAACTAAACAAAAGAGTGAAGGAATGGTGAAAGGCGCACCAGATATTATTATTCCAGCAAGCGTTGCGTTCGTCTGTGAATTAAAACGACAAGATCATACACGTTCAAAATGGCAAGATGGACAGGTTGAATACCTGCTGGAAGCCCAGAAACAGGGAGCTTTTGTCTGTATTGGTCTAGGTTATGTTGGCGCATATGAAGCATTTATTTTCTGGAAAGATAAAAAATATTTGCAAAACGATAAATAATTGATTAATCTATGCCCAACTTAACAAGAAATACAAAGGGGTAAATAAGATGAGAATTAAAATATTAAAATCCGAAGCGTATAGTTACGAAGACTGCGATATTATCGCAGGTAAGTTTACAGCTTTTGGATGGGTTACTACCATCCAGATCATGGATGATCATCGTGCTGTAATATCGCACGGCAACCGAGACACAGCGGTTATGGGAGACGCTGGTAAAATCTACGAGTTGGGAAACTCTAGGTATACAGAACAACCTGAACTCATGTTCAGTTTGTTTTTGGGTGGTGAAAAAATGCCACTCGAAATTGTGTCGGAAGTTTTAAATCTGACACAACACACCGCAACCGAAGAACAGGGTTGCATTGAACCCATTAACAAGGGAGCAGTACAATCTGCTCTAACTTTTGACGCTATACCAAGCGTTGAAGAGATGGAAGATAGGGCTTCCTTTTTAGTAAAAATTTGCAAGGAAGCAAATGTTACAAGTGCTATGATTGGTGGCGCACCTTTTTTTATGTCAACACTTGAAAAAGCGTTGTTGTCTAACGGCATACAGCCTTTGTATGCTTTTTCTGAACGTGTTTCAGAAGAAGTTATTAGTGCTGACGGCACTGTAACTAAAACTAACGTGTTTAAGCACGTTGGATTTGTAAAAATTAAATAACCGCCCCAAGGATTGGGCATTAACTACAACTATAAAGAGAAGAACGACATGAACAATAAAACAGCAATTATATTAATACTATCAGCCTTTACAATAGGTGGTTTTATTGGCGCAACATACACCAATAACGACAAATCTAGCGTAATCCACAAAACCAGATCAGGTGCATTTATTATTCAAAAGAATATAAAAGGTGAAGAGCAGATTTACCAAGTGCTAGAGTTACCTAGCAATGTTCCTTCATTTGTAACCCCAAGAGGTGAGTTCTAATGGAAGGTCCAGTAACATACGATTGCATGGCAGAAGAGTTTGAGTATGAGTATGATGATGATCAAATTGGCATACAACTTCAAGTAGATGATCTGGTTGATAACATGCTAACCGATTGTGAAATTGGTGGTACTATGATCGCACAATCTTTTGTTGATTATTGCCAAGCATTAATTAATGGCGAGATCATCGACAGCGATGGTTCAGAGTTTTTTCAAATCATAGAACATGCGGTTATTTCGCCAAGATTTGAAGATCGCCATGAGCCAATCAACCAACTTATTCAAACTGCTATGCACTGGCAGGCATTGAAAACAGTTACATCCTTAGGGTAGAAACCACTCGCCCAGCTTATGACTGGGCATTTTTTTGGATAAGATTATGAAAGACTATAAAAATAAACCAGTACACACATTTACCAAACATCAAGAAATACAAATCTGGTGTTTGATTGCAGCAGGAATTATTTTAGCTATTGAGGCATGGTTACAATGACACCAGAAGAACGCAAAGAAAAGCAAAGAGTTAGAATGTTGGAATATTATCACAGGAATAAGAAAGCTATAAATGTAAGAGTTGTTGCAAAACGTAAGTCAGATAAATTGAAAGAACTAAATGTTGTTGTGAAAATAAATCAAAAAAACATAACCAAGAAAGAAATAATGGCATTAATTGGTGTTACAGCGTTAGTGTTGGATAGAATTAGCAAAGATAAGAAGTATTGTATGCCAAAACAGGTTGCCACGCATATTGATGGCACTGTGTTGTTTAACAGAGCTGAAATAATGGAATGGTTGCCATACGCCCGTGAAGCTTGTGCTTTTATTAAAAAAACTAAACCAATCAAATTAACTGGCATGGCAGCGCAGATTGTTGAGTTTATGCGTAAAAATAAGGAGATAGAGTTATATTGCAATGAACTAAGGAGAAAGTTGTGAAGAGGGATTTTGATTGGGCAATAATGATAATAAAACTTGAGCAAGAAGGTTTATCACAAATAGAAATATCAAGATTAACAGGCGTATCAACAGGTACATTGTCACCCATAAAAACAGAGTCTAAAGACGCTCCAAAGGCTTGGAATGACGCAATAAATCTGCTTGATTTATATATTAAATATTTTGGAAGTAATGTTCCTAGAATTGGTGACTATTATGAAAATGAGATATCCACTGCCGAATGAAAACGCACGTTGCTTAGGTAGCAACTGCGATAAAAAAGAAAATTGTGCAAGGTATTTAAGTATAGAAATTGACACCAAAGATTATTTTTGGCATGGAGATTTTAAAAAAGAATTAAAACAACATGAATGTGATTTTTTTATAGATTTTAGAAATGGTAATTATTATGAAAACTAAAGAAAGAGAGTTGTTGGAAAAGATTTTAAATACAGGTTGGTTAGATCACGAGCTAAGTTGTGAAGCACAAGAACTCCTCGCTCAACCTGAGCAAAATAAACCAGCGGCTATTATGCCTAATGGTGTTTGTGTTAGTAATGTCTATGATGCTTATGAAGAAGGTAGAAAGTCTTTAATGTCTGAGCAAGAGCCTGTGGCTTGGATGTGGAAAAAACACACGGCTGGAGGGTGGTTAGATGTTGTTAGTATAGATAAACCTACTGCTAATGCACATCAAATAAACATTAGACCACTCTACTACACAGCACCGCAAAAACGTGATCCTTTAACCGATGAAGCCGTCTGCGAGATATTATTAAAGAAAGAATGGAAAGGGTTTGTTAATTTAGTGCGAATTATAGAAAAAGCACACGGCATAA